GCGCGAGTAACGCCACTGTAGTCTGGTAGTGCATAGAGAGATGGATTGATTTGTCCTGCGATGATTGCCATAATCTTAAATGGTGTATGCTTTTAGTGGTTGATTTATTACACTGCTGGTTTTTTAGCGGGATTCATCTCACCTATTTCACCAAGACCAAAGCCCATCAAGCTCTTGCCCATAGACGCAAACGCAGCGGCTTTTGCTTGTCGGCTTGCTTCATTTGCCGAGAATTGCGCCATGTTAGCTTGGTTCTGAGCAGATGCTTGATTCATAGCCAGATTCAATGGCATATTGTAATCGAACTCACCAGAGGATGCAGGACCAAGTTGCAAACCAAGAGAAAGGTTTCTCTGACCAGCATTGTAGGACAACGGTTCTCCGCTAAGAATTTTTAGTCCAGGCTGCGTGTAGAACGATGCAGCTTGATTGAACGCATTGGCATTAGCCATTGCTGCTTCTTGTCGCTTCTGACGCATCAATTCCTCTCTGCCCATGATCTCGGAAGCAATAGCGGCATTTCCGCCAATTCGTCCAGATGCTTGTGCAGCTTCCCTTGCGGCTTGCTGATACATTCGTCTCTCTTCTGGAGTGACCATCTGAGCAGCAGCACTTGCGCGTTGGGCTTCTTCTGCCAAGGCACGGACGGTAGCAGCTTGTTCAGGAGAGAGGGACTGCAAGAGTCCTCTGGTCAATCCTGTTTGCCCTGTCATCTGGGCAAGTTCCTCGGCTCGAATCTGAGCTAGGGTCTTGCCAGCTTCTTGAGATGAAGAGAGTTGAAGAGCATTGAATCCAGGTTGTCCATTAACGCCACCAAGGAACTGTCCAGTTTGCCCGAACATTTGCTCCATGAACTGAGGACCAAACCTCTCGCTTAGTTCTAGGAACTTGGGAATGTTTTGCCCATAGTAATCTGTCAAGCCAGTTGCTTGCCGACCTACTAGGTTTGTTCCCTTATTAGCACCTCTTGTTGCTGGCTTGAAAATGTCAGTAGGTGCTGGAACTTTTCCAGTCTTCCCTGCTTGAGTCGCACCATAAATCGAAGCTCCTGCTCCAAGAGCAGCAGACGTAACTCCTACTACTGCCATTGACATTAGCTTAACTCACCTCCGAAGTCGTTAATTGTTTTTTCCATATCGGTTTCTGTAGTATTGATTTTTTCTTGTTGGTATCTGTCTTTCATCCATGAGTTGATCCGTGGATCACCCTTCTTAAATAGTGGATTTTCGTTAGGATAGGTTAAGTATTCAACCATCTCATCTGGATCGCTGATCTCCTCTGGATTTGCATGGAACGTAATCCATGTTGTATCTTCGTAAATGTAAAGGATGCGCTTTGTTCCTGCCTCGGTAACTCCAATGAATGGAGCATCATACTCAACCACACTGTCTTGATCCATCACACGCAACTTGCCAGACAGGATAAGGAATGGATGCTTTGTCTTATGCTGCATACTCGTAAGCAGCGACCCTGCTGGCATGAATATCTTTCTAAGATACATACCAGGAAGGAACAAATGCTCCGTGGGAAAGAACCCATCAGGCAACTGTGACAGCTTATACTCAAGCTGCTCGACCTTAGAAGCACTAGCAATCTCCTCAAGAGACGGCACCTTAGGGACAAACACCTCTTCGGCATTGTCTACTTTTTCTGGTGCTTCTAGTTGATCGGTCATTGAGTTAAAGATTATCCAAAAATAACTACGTTCAAAAATCTTGGCTCCTCAGTTGTGAAAATGTAACACTGATTTGCAGTGTTCAACTGAGTAGTTCCACCAGAATCCGTATATTCTGCGGCAATGCTAGTCCAAGTTGCTGGATAACGCTGCCCAGTAATGGATGTAACATAATTCGCATTTGGCATAGGTGTTGTGAAATTCAAAACAATGACATCATCACTGTTATCCCACCATGAAGCAGTAGAAACATTTCCACTTCCTTGTATTGCTACAAACTGAGCAGTAACATTCCCAGATGTGCCACCAGCACCTGACACTGTAAATGTATTTGCATCTGAGCTAGTGAGAACAGTATACAATCCATCAGTTGCTCCACCAGATGTGAAGTCTAGTCGAATCTTATCATCAACTCTTAGACCATGTGCAGTAATAGTTACAGTTGTTGTGCCAGACGATGTGGTGTAATTTCCAGATTTGTAAGCACCAGTCCTCACGCTGCCAACATAAGGATTTAATTTTGCCCATGCTCTTGCAGCAAAAACAGGAGCAGTTCCAGTCTGCGCTCCATCCAGCTTTGGCGCAGTCACATTCGCATCAAGAATCTTTGCCGTTGTAACGCTTGCATCAACAATGTTTGCCGTGGTTACGGTAATATCCGTAGGCAATGCGCCAACTGCTAGCTTAGACAACGCAATAGCAGCAGATGCACTAATCTTATCATTAGTGATTACTCCATTAGAAATAGCATTTGCTGTAATTGCATTTGTTCCAATCTCGTTGGATGTAATCCCAGAAGTTGACACCTTTAGCTTGCCAGCACCAGTTACAGTGAGTGTTCCGCCATCAATAGCGTCAGAAATAAAGAACGTCTCGTCAATGATGTTATTCATCAACGTGCTTGTGATTACCTCATTGGTTGCAAAGGTATGAGTTGTGTTTACTACTCCAGGCATATTATTTCTGTGAAATGATTTGTCGATTTGTCACTGAACCCGTGACCTTAATTGATGTGATCTTAGGAGAACCAATAGTCCGTGTCAAGGTTAAGGTTCCCAAATAACCTCTAATGCCACCAAGACGGAAGCGAATGTTGCCAGTTTCATCCTCGTTTACAGACCCGCTGCCAAGAACTGTGCCATCAAGGAACATTGTAGTTGTCCCAATGGCTTGAAGGTCATCTGGATCTTCAGCAGCAAAGGAAATGTTATACTCACCCAGACCACCATCCACACATTGCATGGTAACTTGTCCATCCGTGAACCGCTTGCGATCAAGATTGCCTAGAGCATAGCCCCGAGTCGTCAGTGATGAGTTAATCGCAAAGCTCTGAGTCGACCCACCAGACACTAGACTGTCGTTTGATGTCTCGATTGCCTCTAATTCATGCAATCCACCCACAGAGGACACAGCATAGATACTATTACGCTCGGCAGCACTGCCAATAATCAGGTTTTTGATGATAAAATCACTTGCTCCGAACGTATCCACTGACTCCCACCCCTTGTTGAGGAAGTTAAACACCAATATAGTGTTGTTTCCAGTGGCATTATTTGCTCCAACCACTGTATCTAGTGCTACAGCAAGGTAATATCGGTTATTGAAAAGAACTCCAACCGCTTCGCTGGCTAAATTTTTATTGATTCGGTCGATATACGGTTGGATATTCTTAGAAATTGGCTCATCAGCACCCCGAAGGTTGTAGTCATTCAAGAATTCGACCGCATATACACCCTCATCTGACAGGAAAAACATGGCATTCCCCTTCATCACAACACTCTTCCGTGCCAAGCATCCCACCTCATCGGTCAACGCTGTGACTCTGGTATCATTGAGACTACCAGTAGTGCCACTAATCATGTGCAAACTGTTACGATTCAGCACAACGAGCTTGTCATCGTAGAATCCTTGCATTCCAACCAAATAATCTGCCGTGCCTCCAGTGATTCGGAACTGATTGGCGATCTGATCGAATGTGTGGCTATCCAAAATATCCGAAACGGCTATTTCATCGGTTACGTTTCGATCAGTGTAGGTAGGAGAATCATACGTTCCCGCAGGTTCGTAGTAAAACGGCACCCACAATCTACGCTGGAAATATGTAGCCCATGGGGGCGCAGGTTGGTGAATGAATCCACCGCCTACGCTAAACCTGCCTCCGAACTCAAGGTTTCCACTAAATGAAGCCTTGGTTCCAATCGGAGCATAAAACGTAATCGTTGTGGTGTTTGCGGAAAATACTTCAAATTCCTTTCCAACTATTGAGGTAAACTCATCAATGGTCGTCTCATAAATAACAATGGTGTCCCCTTTTGTTATCGTTGTGTTTCCAAGTGAGGGGCTGTTCTTGGTGATGGTAACCAGCCCGTTCGCTACGTCCACATTATTTCCAGTAACAATAAATGTCTGTGGTTGGGTGTATGTTCCTCCAGGGCATAGAGTAAACCCAGCAGTCAATACGGCATTAGTAACTCCGAATGTCTGCGTTTGTGATGTCGTAAAGGTGTAGGTAAAAACATCCTTATCCGTAACAGATACAACCGTAAACGGTCCGTTGGCTGGTGTTCCTCCAGTCAACCCACTAACGATAATACTGTCTCCCACAGTCAACCCATGATCCTTGACCCGCATTGTGACGGTAGTGCCACTCTGACTAGCACTTTCAATCTGTCGACCATTCGGAAACCACTCAAAGGCTTGCGACCCACCACGGAACAAGAACACACGATCAAACGCTTGTATCATGTCTGTATCGCTAGGAACAGACTGACCTGTGGGGTAGCTAACATTCTGTAATGAATATCCATTCAAATCCACCAATATCGCCTTAGTATCCAATGCCAACACAACCTTCTCAGCATTGCTGGAGTTTGGATCACTAAACAAGCATGATGCCCGAACATTCACGTTGGCAGCATCATTGATTGGAGTTGTGGACAATGAACCATTCTGGTCACTGATGGATGTAAGCCCAGCTACCGTGTAGGTCAACGTATTGGCACTCGCCACAGTTAGCGCAAAGTTACCATTCATCTCGATATTGCCAGCTAACCCAGCAACCGTAGCCAATGCTGTCTGACCCACAGTCAAACCATGCGCCACTGACGTAGTAATCGTAACCACTCCACTAGTCACACTAGCAGCACTAATCGTCTTCGCGGAATCAATCAGGAAGAACGGCAACGTCAATGGACTCCCACCACTCGTCAGTGAACCAGTCCTAGCCCTCACACCTTTGCGTGGCTTCCAGTAGCCATCCATCCGACCATTCAACGACTCGCGCACCTCACCAGCTTGTAGCTGATTCAACTGCAATCGCTGATTCACACTCACAAAGCCACCATCCCCATCAGAGGACTGACCTTCATCCATCGCACTACCACTCTGTGCAAACTGACTCATGCGTAATACGCGATCACTACACCAGATGTCAAATTGATGCTTGTAAACATACCACCAATCCCCACACCAGCAGGAATCGTGATGTCCTGAAGCTTGTCGTCATCAGTGATGTTGTCCGATGTCAAATCATCAATCACTGCATCGGTAACCACTTGAATCCAACGAAACTTACCACTAACGGAATCACTTGCATTAAGAACGATACCACCACCTTGCCCCTGCAAATCATATGAAACTGGACTGCTCATGCGGGAGTTGTAGCATTTGGGAGGAGATTGTCAAGCACTTTCGCCATTTGGGGATTTTTTTCGGGGGTGGGTTATCAATAGAGATTCGCGCGCGCGCCGCCGCCGTGACCCCCGCCCCGCCGGTCTGGCTGTCGCGCTGTCGTCATTCGGTCCGGCTGTCGCGCTGTTTGGTCCGGCATCGCATCGCATGAAACAAACGTTTACTTTAAACACCCGCTTGCAATGGTCTGGTCCGGTCCGGTCATCCTGGCGCCGCCGGCAATTCAAACGATCGATTGAAACACCCGCTTGCGTGATCCGGTCCGGTTGTCGTGTCCGGTTGTCGTGTCCGGTCCGATGGTGAAAAAAGTT